ATAGAATATTTACACCAACCAATACTGGGTTAGCTATTTCTGCAGACACTGGAAACGTAGCCGCAGACAGTTTTGTTCGTTTTGATGTTGATGGCTCTGAAAAGATGCGCATCGACAGCAGTGGCAATGTCGGTATTGGTGTTTCAGCACTGGAAACTACATCTTCTACCAGAACCGCCCTTACGATAGACAATTCATTCTTTGCTTGGGGCCGTGACAGCTATAACGAAGCCGGTGTTGCACAGGGTAGTTATAGAAACTCTGCTGGAAACGATGAGTACAGAACAACTGGCGTGGCTGCATCTCAAGTCGCATTTAGTGCTGGCACTATAAATCTTCAGGTAGCAGCATCTGGTACAAATGGAAATACTATAAGTTGGACAGATGGGCTTGTCGTAGATAACAGCGGCAATGTCGGTATTGGCACTGATAGTCCTAGCAGTCTTTTAACAGGTGGAAGAAATCTTGTAGTAGGTTCTGGCTCTGGTGAAGCTGGAATAACAATTTATTCATCTGCGACTAATTACGGAAACATTTATTTTGCAGATGGTACATCTGGTTCTGCGCCTTACGCTGGATATATAGAATACAACCATACCAATAATTTTATGAGGTTTGGTGCTAACGCTTCAGAAGACATGCGCATAGACTCCAGTGGCAACTTGTTGGTTAATACTACTGACCCTGATGTTTCTTTTAGCACAAGTGCAGGTTCTTCGCTTCAATCAAATGGACAAACCCATCACAGTTCTGCGGGTACTGCTTTAGTTTTAAACCGTACAGCTAGTGATGGCACTATTGCTCAGTTCCGCAAAGCAGGTACAACCGTAGGTAGTATTGCTTCTAACAACGGCTCGCATCTGGTTGTTGGAACATCTGCGGGTGGAGGCGCTGCTTTGCGCTTTTACGGCGCTTCAGGTGTTGAGGCAATTAGACCAAGCACTATTGATGGCGCAAATAGGTCTGGTGTTATAGACCTTGGGGCATCAAATGCTCTTTTTGACGACATCTACGCCACCAACGCCACTATTCAAACCTCTGACGCTAACGAGAAGCAAGACATTGAGTCACTATCTGAAGCAGAACAGCGTGTTGCTGTTGCCTGTAAAGGACTACTGCGTAAATTCCGCTGGAAGTCTGCCGTAGAAGAAAAGGGTGATGAAGCCAGAATACACTTTGGTATTATCGCTCAAGACCTACAGGCTGCATTTGAGGTTGAAGGGTTAGACGCAGGACGTTACGCAATGTTTATCCATTCAACGTGGACAGACGAAGAAACTGGTGAAGAACGTAGCCGAATGGGTGTGCGTTATTCAGAACTACTGGCATTTATCATAGCCGCAATTTAATAGGAGGCCAATAATGGCAACTTGGACTATCGCACAACTTGAAAGAAATACAGCAGACGGTGGAGTCACCGTGGCTCACTGGCGAGTATCAGCAGAAGAAACTGTAGGTGAAAACACCTACTCTGCCTCTGCTTATGGCACTTGTGGCTTTACACCAGATGCAACTGCTGATGGCTTTGTAGCCTTTGACGCTTTGACTGAAGCTGACGTACTAGCTTGGGTCTGGGACTCAGTAGACAAAGACGCAACCGAATCTAGCATTACTCAAAAGATTGAGGCTGATAAAAACCCTGTAACTACTACAGGACTTCCTTGGTAAATACGGAGAAAATCTAATGAGTAAAGACAACAAATCTCAGATGATTACGATAGACGAAGTAGAGTACGACACCGCCGATTTCACAGAAGAGCAGATTGTTCTGACCAACCACTGTCTTGATTTAGACAGGAAGATTGGGAATATGAACTTCCAACTTCAACAACTACAAGTCGGTAAAGATTCATTTTTGAAGATGTTAAAAGAGTCTTTGGAGACTGTAGACGAGTCGGTTGAAAGACATATTGATTAAAAAATATGTATTGTGGTTCATGTATTTATTCTTATAGTCCTTATAGGAGGTGAAGAAGCGTCTAACACTTGTAATCAAGCAATGTGTTTTTATGACGTAAATAGATGCAACTACTTTGCTAGTAAGTTGAGATGGAGAGGATCTCCAAGTACATCTAATCCCATCTCAGCTTACTGCAAGCCAATTTTGGTTGATCCAAGTCAAGAAGGCGTGAGGATCTACTAATGGCAGCAGAAATAATAGCAGCCGTATCAGCGGCTAATCAAGCCTTTAATTTTATTAAAAAGGCAGTACACAAAGGACAAGAGATACAAGATCTAAATAGGGCTATAGGAGCTTTTTGGGACGCTAGAGAAGAGGTCAGCGTTTTAGAGCAAAAAGCAACGAATCCTAGCAAGATTCAAAAGTTATTCGGTGGAAAGTCTGTAGAGTCTCAAGCATTAGAAGTAACCCTACAGAAACAACGTGCAGAAAACCTAGAGCGTGAATTAAAAGATATATTTTTATGGACAGGGAATGGTCATCTTTGGACTGAAATGATACGCGAAAGGTCACGTATAAGAAACGCTAGAATTGCAGCAGCTAGAGATGCTGCTCAAACAAAAGCAGCAATGATAGACTTAGCAATTATTGGAGGAACTATAGTTGCTATATTTGTAATTGTAATGGGAGCTACCTCCATTATACTATAAAATGGAATTAAATATGGATCAGTTAGAATTAGAAAAAATAATTAGTCAAGCTGCTCAAGAGGGAGCAAAGCAAGCATTAAAAGATATTGGGCTGTCAGACCAAGAAGCCTATGATGATGTAAAAGAGCTAAGAAGTCTTTTGGATGCTTGGAGGGCTACTAAGTCTACTGTAGGCCAGACTATTGCTAGGATGTTGACTACCTCAATTTTAACTGCGTTAGCTATAGGAATTTGGATGTCTTGGGGTGGTGAATGATGGGATTAGTAGATACACTAATAGGGCCTGTATCTTCTATACTAGATAAGTTTATAGAAGACAAAGATCAAAAGGCTAAACTTGCTCATGAGATAGCGACTATGAGCGAACGTCATGCTAATGAAGTAGTAAAAGCCCAACTAGAAATTAACAAGACAGAAGCTCAACATCACAGTATGTTTGTGGCTGGATGGCGACCTGCAATAGGTTGGGTATGTTGCCTTGGCATGGCTGGTAATTTTCTTATTATTCCATTTGTCAATATGGCACTAGAGTTAATGGAAACTGGAGTGCTAGTTCCTATGATTGAGCTAGATTTAATGATGCCTGTGTTGATGGGTATGTTAGGTTTAGGAGCTATGCGAACTGTAGAAAAAGTTAAAAAGGTAGATAGGAAAGCATAATGAAAGATCCTAGACTAGACAGAGCTGGGGTAGCTGGTTTTAATAAACCTAAGCGTACTCCCAAGCATCCTACTAAGAGTCATGTTGTTGTAGCTAAAGTAGGTGATGAAATTAAGACTATACGTTTTGGTCAACAGGGAGTTTCTGGTGCAGGTAAAAATCCTAAGTCAGCTTCTGAAAAAGCTAGGCAAAAATCTTTCAAGGCTCGTCATGCTAAGAATATTTCTAAAGGTAAAATGTCAGCGGCTTACTGGGCTGATAAGGTCAAGTGGTGATATAGATGGCTAAAAGAAAAAAATATCAAAGAGGCGGTAGGTCTGACGAATTTTACTTCGGCGAAGCCACTGAAGGAAGAAATGATACTATGGCTGCTGATAGGGCGGCTAATGCATCAACCCCAACTTTTACTCAAGCTCAGATTGATGAAGCTGTGGCTGGACTGTCTGCTGGTACTATTACTCCTGCTCAAGTTGCACAGCAGTATGGTGTAAGTGAAGACTTTGTAACTTCTAATTATAATCAAATAATAGCTAATCAAAAAGAAACTACTACAGCACCTCCAACTTTTACTCAAGCTCAGATTGATGAAGCTGTTTCGGGTTTGAACGCTGGGACATTGACTTCCGCTGAAGTTGCAGAGCAGTATAATGTTAGTGAAGACTTTGTAACTTCTAATTTAAAAACTATAAATGCTGAAGCTGCTGCTAAACGTAAAAAAGAGGAAGAAGATGCTGCTGCCGCTGCTGCTGCCAAGGCTGCTGAAGAAAAGGCTGCTGCTGCTAAGGATGCTGCTCCAAGTCTAGCAGACATAACAGCTATTTCTCCTGATTCAGACTACACTCAATTTGAAGTTGATTTAGTAATAGATGCTCTTAATGCAGGAACAGTTACACCAGAACAAGTAGCATCTCAGTTTGGTGTAACGGTTGCACAAGTAAAAGCGGAACTAAAACGTCAAAATCAAGCTAGGGCTGGTGAAACTATAACAGGCGAAGATCCGTTTGCAAGTGGTCTTCCTGATGTGACGCAGCAACGAGCAACACAAAAGGTTGCAGAGACTCCTGTCACTGGAATTAAAATGGGAGGAGAAGCACCAACTCCGGGTACATTTAAAGCTCCTAGTATTAATGTAGAAGATTATGTAAGCAGACCAGAAGTTAGCGAAATAGATGTTAGTGCTGGAGTAACTCCTCAAACTGCTATTCAGCAACTTGATCAATTTGAAAACATACCTCCTCCTAATAATGTTACAGCTACTCAAATACAAGCAGCTACTGCTAATGTAGCAACGGCTATTAATCAAAATCAAATAGATCCATCACAATACGAAGCAGCCTTAGCGGCAGAGCTAAACAGAACTGTACCTGCGGTAGGAACTCAACGACCTCCTATCACTGTAGAAGAAATTAGAGATTTATCTTCTAGAGCGCAAGCGGCTACAATGGGAGATGTTACAGCAGGGCTTGCACAAACTGCTGAATTTACTATTAGTCCTGATGCTTTTGTGCCGGGAGTTACTGCGGCAGATATCAGAGTTGCCCAGACTCCAGAGATTGAAGCACAGCAACGTGAAGCTATAACAGGAACTGCTGCATCTGGCGTAGAAGCTCAGATACTAGAGTCTGTTAACTACGAAGCTGCTCAGACTAGAGCTATCAAAGGCACAGCCGCTAAAGGTGCTGCTGCCTCAATGGTTGCCGAAGTAGGTGAAATACCTGATGCTGTTGCTTCTGCTATTGTTGAAGATCCCGCAAGTGTTGAAGCGATTGTAGATACACAGCCTGTTGAAGTACAAGCTGCTGTTGCTGCCCTTCCTAACGAAGCTTTGGTATCTTCACAGCTAGAAACACTTCTAGGTGGTTTAGAAGATGGGCAAGTTCCAACATGGGCTAGGCCAGCCGTAGATATGGTTGAGCAGCGTTTGGCTCAAAGAGGCATGGAAGTTTCTACAGTAGCTAGAGATGCTTTGTTTAATGCTATTATTCAAACATCTTTACCTATAGCTGAATCTAATGCACAAGCATTACAGCAACGTGCAGCTCAGAACCTGTCTAACGAACAGCAAGCATCCCTTCAGCAACAGTCTTCTCAAATGCAGTTAAGACTACAGAACCTTGCAAACCAGCAAACTGCTGCAAGTCAAACAGCACAGATGGCGCAGAACATGGCACAGCTTCAAAGCCAGTTTCGTCAAGATGCTGCAATGCTTTCGGCACAACAAGCCCAGCAGATTCGTACACAGAACTTGGCAAACCGCCAAAGATCTGCTGAGTTAAATGCACAGAATCAGCAAGCTTCTAATGCTCAAAACCTGTCTAACGAACAGCAGATGGAGCTTGCTAATCTTGAGGCTATGAATATCGCAGAGCGCGAGAACATGACAGCCGAGAACCAAGCAAGGCTTGCAGAGTTTCAAGTAGCAGCAGACTTTATATCTAAGAATGCAGCATTCAAACAACAGATGGAACTGGCAAATCTAGATGCCGAGCAACAAGTAAGGCTTGCAAATCTTACAGCTTTAAACAATGCTAGTTCAGATAATCTAAGCGCAGCACAACAAACAGAGCTTGCAAACCTTAACACAAGGATGCAAACCAATTTAGCGCAAGCTCAGATAGCTCAGTCAATGGGCGTTGCTCAGCTTAATGCGGATCAGCAAAGAGCTGTTGAAAACGCTAGGATGGTAGCTAATATTGATCTGACTAAGTTTAATGCAGATCAACAGGTGCAACTAACAAACAGCCAGTTTATGCAGACTGTTACGTTGACAGATTTTAATGCTAAACAGCAAGCAGCTATGCAAAATGCTACAGCCTTAGCATCTTTAGATCTTGCTACTGTTGATCAGCGAACCAGAATAGCTATAGAGAATGCAAATAATTTTTTACAGATGGATATGGCTAATCTATCTAATGAGCAACAAGCTGTTGTTTTGGATCAACAGATGGCGCAGCAAAGATTGTTGTCTGATCAATCAGCACAAAACGCAGCGGCTCAGTTTAATGCTACATCACAAGCGCAAGCGGATCAGTTTAATGCTAATCTGGCAGCACAAACAGAGCAATTTAATGCTTCTCAGTTAAATGCTATGGAACAGCTTAATGTAACTGAACAGAACAGAGTAGCTGCTATTAACGCAGGAAACGAAATAGATGTTCAAAAGTTTAATAATCAACTTACTGCACAAGCTGAGCAGTTTAATGCACAGATGGATCAGCAAAGAGAGATATGGAATGCTCAAAACGCACAAGCTATAGAGCAGTCTAATGTTGAATGGCGTAGACAAGCTAATACTATTAACACTGCCGCAGAGAATGCAGCGAACGCTACAGCGGCTCAACAGGCATATAACTTATCAACTCAAGAGCTTGCGAACACTTGGCAGCAGCTACGTGATGATGCTTCATATGCCCGAACAGCTTATGAAAATGAGCAGCAAAGAAAAACTACTCTGTACGCTACGGCATTAGCTAATGAACCGGGAGAAGCAGGTAGCACAGCTTATGTAGATAAACTTATTACAACTGTTGACGGAATGTTTGAGGACTAGACATGGGATTCTTTAGTAAACTTTTTAAAGGCGTTAAAAAAGTCTTTAAGAAAATTGGAAAAGGTATAAAGAAAGTTGCTACTAAAGTTGGCAAGTTCATGAACAGGATTGGTGTTGTTGGTCAAATTGCAATGGCTTTCATACTTCCGGGTATTGGTAGTGCATTAGCATCTACGTTAGGAAATGTAGGAACATGGGCGGCGGCAGCTTTAGCGAATCCTGCTACTAATGCTTTGGTAAAAGGTGTTGCTCATGTTGTTAATGGAGCTGCTAAGTTTGCAGCAGGTACAGCCAGAGTATTTAACACTGTTACAAGCGCGGTTAAAAACTTTACGGGCGAAGTTGGCAAAACACTTCTTAACAAAGTTCCGGGTATTAGCGTTGAAGGAGCCGCTACAAATATCTTTGGGCAGGGAGGTGCTTTGGATATTGCTGCTAAAGCAACTGGTGAAACTTGGAACACTACTATAGGAAGTAGTAAGTGGTGGGATAGTTTTGCAAGATCTCCTGAAAATATACCTCCCGGTTTTACAGGGCCTCCAGAGTTACAGCGCGAATACACGCCGCTAAAAGCTACTGACGATCCTATGGCTAGAGTATTTACTGATCCAACAGATCCTAACTTTATAGCTGAAGGGGCTTATGGGGAGTTACCTGCTAGTTCTTCTTTGCTGCAAGGGCCAATAACTCCACAGGCAGAAGCATTTGTAGCTCCTGATATTCCTGCTTCAGTAGTAAGTGATGTGGCTGAAGATGTAGGTAAAGACTATCTTATCACAGAGCGTAGCCTAGCGGCAGCAGGTACAGAAGCAGTCAAAGCAGTTGGACAAAGCCTTATGGCTCCAGAGCAACCTGAGTATGATTACAGCGGCGGCAGAGGTGCAGTGGTAGTTGCAGAAAATGCTTATGAAGTACAGCCCGGACAGCCCGGAGTAATTTCTCAGTTGCCAGCAGTAGGATATGGAATGCCTATGCTTCAGTATGATGCTTTATATAAACCAGCAGGAATGTATTCTAGAAGAATGCAAGGTCTAGTGTAATATGGATACAAACTACGTTAACCAAATTTTAAAAGCCGGAAGATCTATTCCGGGCCAATCGTTGACTAACGACCCTGAGCAGCGTTACGAGTTTGAAAAAGCTCCTGAGATAACTAACCTGCGCGAAGGCATTGAGTTTGTTTTTGTAAAAATAACTTCTGAAGAAACCTACCCCCAAATTCTAGAGCTTGTAGGATCTGGTATTCCTGTTATGGAAATTACACAAAACATTCTTTTTCAGGGATTTGATAGGGGTGTATGGAATCCTGATCTTATGATGTTGCTGGCAGAGCCTACGGCGTACATGATCATGGCACTAGCTGAAAGAGCAGACATAGACTACGTAATCTATCAAGGCGAAGAAGAGGAAGAAGCCGTTGAAAATGCAGCTACTGGTTATAGCGAGCAAGAGTCTAGATTAAATGAATATAAAAAGACTAACCAAATACCTCAGGGAGCTTTGCCTGAAGAAATAGTAGAAAAGATATCTACTATGGAACCTCCACAAGAAGAAAGCTTGATGGCTAGACCAGAACCTAGCTTGTTACAAGGATAAAGAATATGGCTATTGAAGATACCTTTAAAGAACTCCAAGCGGTTAAGCGTGGGCAGTACGAAAGAATACGTGAGCAGCAACGAAAGCAGCAGCGTACTGATACGATGTTTGCGGCTACTAATATTCTTACTAGAATAGGTAATTCTTTTTTAAGAGAACAAGCTACAAACTTTATTAACAACGAAGATAACATGGCTCGCAAAGCCAAGTATAGATCTTTTCTTAATACTGCTAACAATACTATTGAAGAGTACAAACAAGCTGAAAAGTTTGATGGAGGTGTAGAAGCCTACCTGATTAACAAGCGTAAAAACTTTTTGATGAACGATGCTCAGCAAGAATATGCAGAGTTATCTGAGCTAAAAGAAACAGAGCTGAACAAATACATAAATGATCAAGCTACCCAGTGGGCTTCTCAAAACGTAAAAAAGTTTAAGGACGAATACAACTCAGCCCTACAGCTAGGAAGCTACGAAGACTATGAAGCTGCATTAGCTCAAGAGTACCAAGGCCCACGAAACGTAGGTGAGTTTCTGTGGCGGGGTGCTAAAGGTTTCTTTGCGGGTAAGAACAAGAACCAAATCAGAGCAGCTAATGTTCAGTCTACTCGTGCTGCTTTAATGGAACAGGCTGGAAGAGAAGTCCAAGGCTTTGATGCTGCTGTTAATGCCGGTTATGATATTGATAGTGCTGTGGCTATACAGTCTGCTATAGATGATAAAAAAATTAATCGCAAAGAAGATGTGTTGATATCAACAGAATATGTTGATGAAGTCTCAAGAAGACATGGTGGTGATCTTAGTATTACTTATACAGTAGAAACCTATGAAACTGCAAGCGGTGAAAAACGAGTAGAAAGAAAGTTAGAAGCTAAGGATAACATTAATCCAAACAACAAATATGCTCTTCAAGCGGCTACTGAAGCCGGAATAGATCCAAATTCTTTTATAATAAAACCTCCTAAAGTAGAAACAAAGGATAATGAATGGGGTGTTCCTGTAACAACAAGCACCTCAGACGTAATAGATCCTTATGGGATTAAGGTGGATGAAATTTCTTATCGGGTTTTTGATCTAGCGGAAGACACCACTTTAGCTATGTCTAGGGTTACAGATACCGAAAGGCTTCAAATTAGCAATGCTAATAATATGCTGGCAGGTATACGTACTTACAAAAATAATATGACCGAAACATACGCAGGACTTGCTGAAGCTTATTATACTCAAGGCTTAGGCGATACAGCCACTGCTGATCAACTAAACGATGCTAGAAAATTATTCCAAGCTGAAACCGCAGGAGAGCTTAGAGTTCTTATAAATAAGATAGCTACTTCAGCAGGACAACCCGAACAATCAAGTATGTTTGTTCAATCTGCTACAGGACAAGTAACTCCTGTAAGTATGGCTTCAGAAAAAATTATGGACATCTACCACAGCGATCTAGCTCCTTTATATACCATGAGTAAGCTAAGAAGTATTAATAGCAAACGATCAGAAGACGGTAAAGTTTTTGAGGAAGAAATAAAAGGATTTGATTTAAAGCCAGAGAACGCTGCACTAGATATGTTAGTGTCTTTGGTTTCACTTGAAAATTCTAATACTCCTGTAGATGTGAACCCAGAAACTCTTAGATATTTATTTGACAATATTAATGTAGCAGATATTCCAAATCTGCCTAAAAACTACAGAACAAATCTGCTCAATTCAATTACAAGAACAGAGTCTGTTGCAGATTGGATGGATACAGCAACTGCAAATCCTGAGTATTATTTTAAGCGAGGTTATTCTTCTTTTGATGTAGGTAACATAATGCGTATTGCGGCTATGTTAGATAAAAGCACACAAGCTAGAGTATTTGAAAGAACAAGAAGGGATATAGACGAAGAAGAAAAAAAACTAATAAGACTAGGCCGAACTAGATCACCGCAAGTTTAAGGGGTAGCATATAAATGCCGATTAAAAGAAAAACTCTTAGGACTAGCCCAGAGATTATTCAGGCTAACAGAGACAGTTATAACTCTGTTGATCTTAGTGATTACACAATAAGTCAGGAGCCTAGACTAGATCCTAATCTACAGTATTTAGAAAACAATGAAGACTTCCAAGAAGATATGGAACTCTATATGGAGTATATTGCTTCTCAGGATGATGGCTTTGTAGATCAAATACTGTCGGGGACTCTGGCGACTGATGATTGGAAAGAGTTTATGCGCGATGAAGATTGGCGCATTACTTCTGTTATAGATAGAAACCAAGCACTAAAAGATGCTCCAGAAGAAGTGAAGCAAGCTTACAAGCGCGTAAGAGAAAACTGGGAACGTGCTGATGTAGAAGGCTATGGAGAATGGGTTGAAGCCATAACAGACATGGGGCTAGATGCCGTAGGAGATCCTGTAAATCTAGCAATGCTTTTAGCTATTCCTTTTACTGGGGGAGGTTCGGCAGCTACTGCGGCTCTGGCAAAAGAAAGAGCCAAGAAATCAGCTATGCAAACAATAAAGCGTATGGCTGTTTCTCCTACTACCACTGGTGTTGTAGAAGGTGGTGTATGGGGAGGAGTAGATGATTACAATCGTCAAAATATAGAAGTTGCTACAGGAATGCGTAATGAGTTTTCTAATAGCGACTTTGCAATGAGCATAGGAGTAGGTAGTTTAGCCGGTGGTTTGTTTGGTAAGGCGTTTGGGTATTTTGGTAACTCTAAAAATGCAGCAAAAGTAGAACGTGATATTGTCCCTGACAACAAAGCTCTTGATAAGCAGACAAACAATATAGCTGCAAACGATGATGAGATTGCAGAAAATGTTTTAGAAGGAAGTCTTCCTCAGTCTCAAGAAGTGGTAGATGCAGTATCTGAAATTGTAAATAGATTGCCTTTAAGGTCGGCTACGTTTCAAGACAACGTGCTAAACGAGACTAGGGGATTTCCTTTAGATTTTGACGTAGATGACTTTGCTGACGTAGATGAAATTGCTAAAGACTTGGCTGAAAAGTTAGGTGGTGGCGAGTACACAGCAGATGAAATTGCAGATGCTATCCGACAAGCTTTAGTAGCTGCCAAGCGAGGTAATGTATCTGGAGAGCAGCTATCAGATTTTGTAACTGCTAGAATTAGTAGAGATGTTGATACTCCGGCAGGAGAAACGCTACCCGCTGCGCCTGATCCTTCTCCGGGTCAAGAGGTAGCAAGACCCATACAAAACAAACTGTTATTTAAAATAGGAAGGCTGGCTAACAAACTAAACAGCACTATACTAGCTGGTAAAGCTACAGATCTTATTAGTCCCTATGCTAAGTATTCTCCTACTGCCGCAAAACTGCAAAGACTTCTTAGGTATGACTCATCTTTAAAGCTGACAGGATCTTTAACGCCTGATGAAACACTAGGCAGAGATTACTTTGAAACTTTAAAAGAAAACTACGGTACATTTGTTACTGATTTTAAACGCGCATACGATCCTATCTTGGTAGCAGCTAAGGGCGATACCCGTCAAGATATGGATGATATGGTTATCTCTGCTTTGCGGGGAGGCGTGTTACCTGATGATGCTCCTGATGCTGTAAAGGCTATTGTTCCTAAACTTAGAAAGCTATTTGATGATAGAGCTGAAGCTTTGTTTATGGAAGAGGCTCCGGCTAACTATGTTCCTAGAATGTGGAAGCGTAGTGTTATTGAATCTAGAGAAGTAGAGTTCAAGCAACTACTAATGAACGAAGGCTATAGCTCTGACGAAGCTAACGGCATCATTGATAGTATGTTGGGTAAAGTAGAAAATGTAGGTGTGATTGACTCGGCTGGTACGGGTGATACTGTTTTCTTGATGCCCAGAGTATTAGACAAGATAGCCGATGATAATGTGTACGCTGATTTCCTAGAAAATGATTTAAACAAAATTGTACACGAGTATGGCATTCAGTCAGCAAGACGTATATCAAAGCTTAATGTTCTTGGTGTAAGAAATAAAAGAGACTTTCAAGAAATATGGATTCCTAGAATTGAAGAGGAGCTAAGAGAGGCAGGGCTAAAAAGAGATCCTCTAATGGAGCAGGTTGGTAAAGACATTGGAGCTGTTTATTCTTCTATAACGGGCGAGGGTGTACAAAGATATGGAACTGGTCTTCAAACAGCTTCTGATGTCTACACAATGACAACCCGAATGGCTACGTTGCCTCTTGCAACTCTCTCAAGCTTAACAGAAATATTTATTAATATATCTAAAGTAGGCTTTCGTAATAGCTTCAAAGGATTTGCAGGAGCCATGAATGAAGGCTTTGATACCATTGCTGTTAAGAGTAAAAACCTCTTGTCTGATGCTGGCTTAACAGAACCTGAGATCTGGCGTGAAATGCAAGAGCTTGGTATCGCTATGGATCAGGCAGCAGGTGATGTTGCTGATAGGCTAGGTGGCGAGGCTATTGCTAACTCAGCAATCCGAAAGCTTAACAATGGATTTTTTAGAGCTAATATGCTTGATCAATGGACAAAGTTTGTTCAGATGACTTCTTACATTTCTGGTAAGAACATGATCACAGATAACATAACTGAGATAGCAGCGGCTAGAGGAACCAAAGATAGCCGTAGAATCCTGCGTAAAAAGAAAGAATTACGTGAGCTTGGTGTTGATATAGATCAGGCAATGAATTGGTTTGACGGAGGCATGAAAGCCGACAATGCCTTTAACAAAGAAATTCAAAGAGGTGCAGGTAGATACACTAACGAGGTTATTTTAAACCCTGAAGCTGCCTCTGGCTTGAAGCCTTTGCTACATTCTAATCCCAAAACATCCGTTTTGTTTCAGTTGATGGGTTACCCTGCTGCATTTACAAATACTATTTTGAAAGGTGCTGCACGTAAGATGATTGAAGATCCAACAGGCAATGTTCCTAAGACTTTGGCTGCGGGTGTAATTATGACAGAAGTTGCTAGGTTTAATAACTGGGCAAGAAGTGGAGGAAGCAGCGAAGAAGAAGGAGAGAACCCATACGCAGCAGCTATTTTAAGATGGGGTGGTGGAGGAACATACTTAGATATGTTTCGTAGGGCGCAGTTTGCAGCAAAAGATAACTACGCTTTAGCAGTTCCTTTATCTGTTCTTGGCCCAGCAGCTCAAGATATAACACAGCTTATTCAATACAGAGGCCCTGTAGAATTTGCAGCGCGGAAGTCTCCGGGCTTTGGAGCTTTTGAGGCTGTGTTCGGCAAAGAGTTTAGAGACAACTACACCAGTGCGGCTAGAAGAATGGATAAAGTTATCCAAGATATGTTTAGTGGCGAAGATCCTAGTCGCCTTAAATTCAGAAAAGGTGGTGAAGTTCTAGTACCTAATGCGCCTGAAGAGCCTGATGAGCGCATAGATCGTATGACGGGACTGCCTTACGACCAGCAAGCCGGAGGTGCTTTTATAGACGAAGAAGAGCGTATGGGTTTTGCTTTTGGTAGTACTGTTTCTAGATATGTTAGATCTGCTTTGTCTGATGCAGTAGGTAAAATTGCAGATAAAGGAGAAAACATTCCCTTTGATAGACTGATGAAGCGTCTTCAGGTTGAAGGTGTTAGAGGTGATGAGATTGAAGCTTCTAACATTATAAATCTTGTAGATGAAAAAGACGTAGTAACTACAAGATCAGGCAATAAGGCTGTTACTCCTACAGGTTTACGAAACGCAGAAGCCCGTAGGACTGATGTGTTTAAACAGGAAGAAAGTACATATCTACAGGCCCAAGAAGAAGTAGGGGAAGTTGCTGAAGAATTAGAAAGAGAAGTAGAAGTGTCGATTGCTGAAAGCGAGAATCTAGACAGGGCAATAGACGAAGAATTTGGAGATGATTATTTTGTAGAAGATTTAGAAACATTTAATCCAGAGGCAGAAGATCCTACATATGCATACACGGGTAGAATGTTAGATACGGCTTTAGATCCTGAAAAGCCTTTAAGAGAAAGAACGAATGCAATAAGTGAAGTTGAGAGAGTATTAAGAAAAAGCCCCGCAGAACTTAAAGAAATGTACAGTGAGGTTGTTCCAGAAGATGCTGAGTTAAGCACGTATAGAATTAATTATTTTTCTGATCCCAGAATTACTAGGCGCACTACATCTCTACATTGGGAAAAAGGTAGAGATTATCCTATGGATTTAGATAATTTTACCTACTGGACTAGAGGGGACGTTGCGTCTGGAGATAAGACTATAACTGGAGGAGAAGCTTCCAGAGTTTATGAGATTCAGTCAGACAGTAGAGTTGAATTAGATCCTGAAAAATTAAGTCCCTATCAAAAACTATTAAGAGAAGCTGAAAAGATAAATAATGAGTTGGGCGAAATAGAAGATGATGTTATGGATGTAGATTTGAAATTAGAGGAGTTTAACACATTTGTTTTACGCTCTGATTATGAAGGTCGTTCTACTATTTCTCCTGACGCTCCAGAAGAGGTAAAAACATTATTAACTAGAAATAATGAGTTAATGGACGCATTGGTTGCTGCTAGAAAACGAGAGCGTAATATACAAGAAAAAATTACAGATGCTGAAAAAGACATGACAGCGACACAAGTTTCGGAAGAAAAAGATCAAGTTTTTAATGAAGGAACCAAAGTCCCTATAAATGTCTGGAAGAATGCAATTCATAGCGAAATTGTTAAAGCTAAAGAAGAAGGTCTAGATGAAATACAATTTCTTATTGATGATAAACTGGTAGAAAGGAACGGAGAACGGGTTACTGAGTTTATGGTTAGATCTCCAGAAATTCAAAAAGCTTATCAAACTATAGTAGCCCCTTTAGTTATCAAGACTGCTAAAAAGATAGGGGCTAGGCCGGTGCGTAAAGGAAAGTATATAGCTTTTGCGTTACCTGCATCGTTTACTCTACCGCTCTATGCTCAAGAAGAAAAAGACCTATCCGCAGTAGCAACAGACCTATCTCTAGGCATGGAACTAGATGAGGCTCTTGTTGTTAATAGGGATAGCTTTGCAGAAGGTGGGCTACTTGAAAGGGCTATTAAGTTTGCGCTAGGAAGAGGTGCTAAAGCCTTGGGTTTTGGTGAAGAGCAGCAGCGTCAGCACGAGAAAGAAGTAGTAGCTCTTGTTAATCAGGCAGCCGAGAAAGGCTTCATCCCTGAACGATCTCGTATACCTACAGATGAAGCAGGGTTTGGAAAGTTCAGCGGTGCAGATGAAGAAGTCTTCAATGCTTTCAATCATGCCTACTTAGTTTACAAGCATGGCTCTAAGCTTAAAGACCCTTTGCTTCAAGGTAAAGAATATCTTCAAATGACATATTATCCCAATCCAGATACCGAAAAAGTTGATTTAATTAATAATGCTTTTGGTTCTAACTTGAGGAATATAGCTGGAGATGATGAAGACGCAAAGCAAAAGATAGTTTTGGGCTATTACAATACTCAAAGAAAACTAGCAGAAGGAAAGCCGCTTGTATACGGAGAGGATCTTATATTTAATATAAATGATCTGGAAAACATGGAGCCTCGTAGTGCTAGATTTAGGCCGAGGTAGATATGCACCGTTTAATTCTGATTTCTCTTTTACTTTCTTCTTGCTCAACAGCAACCCATGACTTCCCTATAGACTTTCCTAACAGGATGCCTGAGGGACTGTTTCAAAACAACCTCAGAGACTGTAGGTCACAGCCTCAATGCTCTGCGGATCAACTATTTGATAGGTGGTAATATGAGAAAAACTTTGTTAGCTGCTTGTATAGGACTAGCTACAGCGGCTCAAGCCGATGATACATATGTTGATACTGTAGCAAGTATTATAAATAACAATTGTGTCGTTTGTCATAGAGAGGGCGGTATAGGCCCTATGTCTTTTGAGACTTATGAGCAGGTCAGACCTTGGTCACCTCTCATCTCATACAAAGTAGCTAACAGAGAAATGCCTCCCTATGCCTATGATCAACATATAGGTATTCAGAACCTTGAAGGGGATTGGAGACTATCACAGGATCAGATAGATTCTATTGTTAACTGGACAAACTCTGGATCGCCTTATGGTGATTCTGATATAGTTGTACAGCCTCCAAGCCTACCAAGTCTAGACTCTTGGAACTTTGAGCCTGAGTTTGGTGCGCCAGATCTTATTATTCCTTCCTCACCATACGACATACCTGCCAATGGTAATGATCTATGGAGCAAAGAGTTCGTAGACCCTCAACTAGCTGAGTCACGCTGCATCAAAGCCGTACAGGTTAAGCCCAGAGGTGATGCAGCCGCTGTAGTACATCACGCTAATTCAGATGTATATGTATATGATGATGAAGGTGAACTACAACAGTATGGCCAGTTGACTGAGTATGCTATGGGCAAGTGGGGAGAGCTTATGCCACAGGGCGTATGCCGTACATTTCCTGCTAACTCTTTAGTGCGTTGGGATATTCATATGTTTCCCGGTGGCGTAGGAGCCACAGCAGAAGGAGATATGATTGAAGATAATGTTGTAGAGATTGGTCTTTGGTTTCATGAAAAAGACTACGAAGCTAACAACGATGTCTATCAACAAGACCTAAGGCTGTATCCTCTCCGCGAAGGCTATGAAAATGGTCATCTAATCATTCCTCCTAATGGCTATGCTATGACACAGGGCTTTCACAGCTTTGATCACCCTGTACGTATTGATAGTTTCCAGCCTCACGGACACCTCCGCATGAATGCTGCGTCACTAGAGATATTTAATCCTATGACAGGACGCACCAAGTCAGTAAGTCAGATCTCTAACTGGAGTGCCACATGGCATCACAGCCACATCTACGACCCCTCAGAGGCTCCTGTGTTGGCTGCTGGAGAGGTTTTAGTAATCAAGCAGTGGTATGATAATACCTCTGACAATCCCAACAACCCTGACCCAGATCAGTGGGTGTATGGTGGCAGCAGGACAGGAGATGAAATGTCTCACGCTTGGATTGCTGTTACTCACCTAGACGATCAAGGTTACCAGAAACTAATGGAAGAAAGATTTAATGGGGCTGATTGATTTACTTATAAAACACGAAGGCTTGAAGCTTGAGCCTTATCGTTGCACTTCAGATAAACTAACCATAGGCGTAGGCAGAAATCTAGAAGACTGTGGAATCACTGAAGAGGAGGCTATGTATCTTCTCAAGAATGATATCAAGAAATTTCATGAAGAACTAACCGAAAGGTTTTATTTCTACAGTTATCTAGATGGGGCTAGGAAGGATGCTATGTTAAACATGGCATTTAATATGGGAGTGCCAAGGCTTGCTAACTTTGTAAAAGCTCTAGACTTTATGTCTCAGAGTAAGTACGACAAAGCAGCAGATGAGTTTTTAGACTCACGATGGGCCAAGCAGGTAGGCAACAGAGCCATAGAAGTTGCCCAAATGATACGCACTAACAAATACCCCGACTAAATTATAGTTGAAGTAACTGCTTGCATTTCTTTTTCTAAAGATATCGAAGCATCCTTAAATCGTCTGTTCATAAACTTATGAATAGTCTGGATTAGGGATGCTTCATACTTATCCTCAAAGATCTTTTCTATCTCTTCAAAGGGCAGCTCAGCAAACTCACAGTAGATGTTACCGTCAGTCCCTAGCTGAACTGCCATAGAGACAATATTTCCTGTCTTCACGAGAAAGTAATTCCTTCTTGATCCCCTCGGAGTCCGGCTTTCATATAGGCGGTTGCTCTACCTTCAAAGAAGTTCTGATGTTCAACACCGAGTACATCATCAAGCCAATTCAAGGGGTTATCCTTTACTTTGTAATTAGGCTTCAGACCAAGCTGAAGCAGCCTACGATCTGCAATATATTCAACATAGTCTGACATCTCTTTGCGTGTAAGGCCGGGGATGTCTCCCATCTCAAATACCAGATCCAGAAACTTTTGTTCTAGGTTTACCATATCCCTGCATGACTGATAGATTTCTTTCTTGAACTCATCAGTCCATATATCAATGTTTTCTTGTATAAACTCTCGGAAGAGCTTGGTCATAGCTTCAACGTGTAAAGATTCATCCTTAATGCTGTAACTTACAATCTGGCCCATGCCCTTCATCTTACCAAAGCGCGGGAAGTTAAGAAGTATTACAAAGCTTGAGAACAACTGTAGCCCTTCTGTAAAGGCGCTATAGACCGCTAGGTTCTTGGCGATAGACTTCTTGTCTGTCTTAGAAATCTTCAGGTCATTGATATATTCATGCTTGTCTGACATCTCTTCATATTCTGAAAAAGCTTTGTACTCAACCTCTGGCATACCTACAGTGTCTAATAACAAGCTATAGGCGTGTTGATGTATAGACTCCATATTGGCGAAAGATCCCATCATCATACGAGCCTCAGGCTTCTTGAAGATACGCATATACCTATCTATATATCCTGCGCCTACATCTACATCTGACTGTGTAAAGAGTCTAAAGATCTGAGTCAGTAGATTCTTTTCTTGCTCTGTCATATCCTGCCAATCTTTTACATCGTTATGGAGTGGCACATCTTCAGGGAACCAGTGCATCTGATTCTGTTGGAAGTAGTAATCAAACATCCAAGGGTGATCAAAAGGTTTGTAGTAGTCGCGTGTTGATAATAAACTCACTTTTTCTCCTTAGGTTTTTCTATTCGTAGCTGACAGAAAGGACACTGCCACGCCTCATGGTAAATCGTTTTTGTTTCATCGTTATCGTCATAAAATAATATCTCAACCATCTTACAACCACAGTCGTCACATTGTTTGTATGACATCGTATTTGTACATATTAGTTATCATACCCGCAGGAATAACAATTGGTGTGTTGACTACTGATTTATCTTTGTCGTAGTAGTCAGTACATAATATAACGCACTTATCATTCTCAGTAACTAACCAACCCACAGTAGTCCTTGGTATTGGTTTAAGTTTCTTGGCCCTCTTTAAATCTACATCTTGGAAGTCTGTCCAAGCATCCTCCCATTTAACTTCTACAAGTATTCTATCCTTCACAGCTCAAGCACTCCCCTTCAGACAAGTTGATGCGCGGAATCTTAATGTTTACATTCTCAGCAGATCTTGCAGCGTCTGACCTGAGATAATACATAGACTTCAGATTCTTAGCACCCGCCCAGTGTACATCATTAACATACTGTAGATAGGCATTGTGTGTCTCTTGGTCAGCAGTAGCCTTAGGAGGCACAAAGAATAGATTAACACTCTGGCTCTGACAGATATACTTCTGCCTGTTGACTGCATGTTCAACAATCCAAATTTGATTGATCTCAGGAGCTGTCTTGAATATTTCCCTAATCTCTTCAGACAGTTCTTCTATATGTTGAACAGAGCCATCATGGGCTGCAATATCTTTCCAAACCTTTTCACGTTCCTCTTTGGTAGGAAATACAGTTTTGAGTTCTTTCTCTAAGAATTTGTTCTTGACCCTGAAAGAACCTGAAAGAGTTTTATGTGTAAATGTGTTGGCCCTGAAAGGTTCAATAGATGGGCTAGTAACGCCGCAGATGATAGAGCTAGAGGCGTTAGGAGCTACAGCCATAAGGTGAGCATTCCTTCTACCACTGCCTATCATATCAGGAGCTTCACCACGCTCCTCAGCTAGTATACGTGAAGCAGCAGAAGCCCGATCTTTGATTAGAGAGAAAGATTTATGATTGAAAGAAGTAGCATACATGCTCTCAAAAGGTATACCTTTAGACTGTAGATAGCTATGAAAGCCCATAGCTCCTAGACCCAGAGATCTTTCACGATAAGCTGAGTAAGCAGCCTTAGAGTATCCAATCTTTACAGGGTCACAGCAGCTCTGAAACTCTTCAAAGCTTAGAGGTTTGTTTATCATGTACTCATTATTTGTAGGCCATTCTCCTACAGCATGATTTATAAAGTGTTGGATTACATTATCTAGCATTGTAATTAGGTCAGGTATAAATGTATCTACCGTAGACCAATCATCAAAGTATTCTAAATTAACACTAGACAAACAACAGACAGCAGTCCGTTCTTCGTTAGTAGCCAGCGTTATCTCAGAACATAAGTTGCTCTGCTTGATATCAAGTCCTAAAAGCTTCTGTTCATCTGGTAGATATTCATTACATCTATCTATGTTTACTATATAAGGCTCGCCTGTTTCTGCCCTAGTAGATATAAGCTGCCACCAAAGATCCCTAGCGGATACAGTCTTAATGGCTGTGTTAGTCTTGGGATCTATAAGTCTCCAATCGTCATCACGCTTAACTGCCTCCAGAAAGGCATCGTTAATATTGACACCATTGTGTAAGTTTAAACATTTCCTATTTATATCGCCGCCTGTTGTCTTACGCATTGATATAAACTCTTCAATCTCTGGATGAGAGATATCCATATAGGCAGCATAGCTTCCTCTGCGGGTAATACCCTGATTGAAAGCTAGCATCTGACTATCAACTACGTGCATGAATGGGATAGAACCAGTAGATTTACTGCCGTTAGAAGTATCCACGCCATTACTACGGATATCACCCCAATATCCACCGATGCCTCCACCTCCACTAGCAAGCCATACGTTCTCATCATAATGAGCAGATAGACCATGACGGGAGTCAGGAACATAATTAAGAAAGCAACTGATAGGAAGGCCACGGCTTGTACCCCCGTTACTAAGGATAGGAGTGCTAAACATAAACCAAAGTAGGCTACTATAGTCATAAAGCCGTTGTGCCAAAGCATAGTCAGTAGTTTCATTATAAGTTGCTCCAAATATAGCTGCTCTTGCGAAAGCTTCTTGAGCATGATCTTCATCAGCCCAGAAGTATCTGTCTTTTAAAGTAGCGATTGCAAAATCACCAAGCAGAGACTCTCTAGAATAATCTATCTTGATTCCCTTGTAGTCTTGCACTCCAATTTTATTTGTCATTCTTTTACCTTACATCCAGTTTTTTCTATGTACTTAATAAGTCTATCTTCGTACCATCGTGCTTTATATAAATCCTCTATGCCATTCTTGTATCGGAAACGCCACCTGTACTTCAGGCTGTTACCGCGCAAGTATCCTATAACCTCTTCGGATGTAAGCATACTCTCAATGGCTTCGATACATTCCACGCCACCTTTGTTATAGTGAGGCGGGTTGTTTACGTTGTCAGTCATTCTTGCTCCTTGTCTATATCAAAGTATTCTTCTTTGAATCTCTCGCTTTCTCTGTATTCTTTATCTATCCAATCATCAGGAATACTTTCTTCGCTATACCACTTGAAGCCATTAGCTCCGGCCCACTCACCATGACTTCTCTTGGTTCCATCCTTACGGCGTTTGGCCTGAGGCATTGGTGAATTAGGATCAGCAAAAAGAAACACTAGCTCCACGTTAGGAGGTAGCATCTTCTTTATCCAAATGTACTTACTGTATTCTGAATAATCCCAGAAACGGCCTTTAGATTCAATGAGATAAGTTTTTCTTCCTATCTTTTTGCTAAAGTCTGGGTGATAGACATGATTAACTACATAAGGAATCTTTCTGTCATGATGCTTCCACCCCTTCAAGAGGCCATGATGAAGATTGTATTCCCATATAGAGTCATAGTTGGTAGGTACATTCTTCTCTACAGGACGCTGTACTCTACGTTTTCTATAACCCTTCCTGACTTTTGATTTTTTCAATGTAATGTACTCTCAAGCCTAAAAGCTAATTCGTAATCTGAAAGATCACAGATTCTTTCAATCACAGAGTCTGGAACTTCAGAGATATCAGCATTCTTAGACAACAAAAAAGCACTAGTAGCAACAATCAAATGAGCTAGGTCAACACTATCCAAATTTTCTACCATTTATATTATCCACGCCAGATGCTTTAACCTGCTTGATGAACCACCTATAGGTATTCGGCATTAAACGCATCTGTCCTTCGTTCATGATATGAGTTTGTTTAGGCATAAGACCCATGAAGTTATCTTGGGTTATCTTCTCTGCCTCTTCTTTGCTGACTAGAGTTTTGAGCCAGCCAAAAGCTAGGTCTTTAGCAAGCCGCCTAGCCAGTTTACTTTTTCTACCGTTCATAGTATCTCTTCTACGTTAGGCTCTTTGACTACCTTGGTGAAATAGGTAACACCCTTGGCGTATCTAA